AGGTGTGGCCGGTGGCGGCAACCGCACTGCTTGAAATACTGAGAGACAACGGAGCCATTAGCTCATTTTCTGGTGTGGGAACGTCGGCGTCCCGCTACAGTCGATCGACGGATTACTACTACAACGACGCCAACGGCGTGTTGCATTATTCATGGCGGCTTTCCGGTCCCGGTACGGTTTATATGTCGTGTAATTGCGTAGATGAAAACGACAGCGGGCAGACGTTTTCGTTCAAGAAAAACGGCAGCGCATTCGCCACAACGTCCGGCGGCGGTCAAAACGGTTTTGCTTCTAGTGCCTCTGGTCAGAGTGGCGACGTCTTTACGATCGTCGCAAACGCTGGCAGTAGCAATTGGGGCGTGCAACTCATCGGCGCGGTTAGCGTGTACGCAGTCTAAAGCGAAACCTGCTTGTTTTGAGGCCTGCGGGCGGGGCTGGACGCCTCCCGTGAATCTGGCAGTCTATTGCCCCCGCCACAAGAGGGCCCGCATGGCAAAACTCAAGACCGATCTGCTGAGCGATCTTGCCGGACTGCTTCCAAAGCACTCGCGACCGAATTGGCTGGCTCGGGTGCCTGCCGATCTGCTCGAGGAAATGGAAGGCGTAAAAGCCGGGTTTATTTCCGGAACGCTGGCCGGCCCGCTGGCCCGTGCGAGTCGCGCGGGATTGGCTAGTGCGATCGCTTCGTGGATGAGCGCCAGAGGGATTCCGGTGCATGAAACCACGGTGGTGCGATGGCTGAAAAAATAAGCCTCGCCGACGAGCTCGCGGCGGAGCTGCCTGCCCCGGCCCCGCCGGCTGACGCTGAGCAAGTCACGCAGCGGCAGACAGGCGACGTGCTCGAGGCCCGTTCGACGTCGCGCGTAATCCGCACGGTCGAGGATTTGCTCAAACATATCGATGCTGACTTGACCCGGTTTGAAGTCGCGCAGAGTGAAGCCACAAAGTGGGAGTCTAGTTCCGTCGATCGCAAAACCGGCAGGCCCGTCGTCACGGAACTATTCCGCGTGTTCGTCCGGCTCAAGCCGCGGCCCGGCCCCGGGGTTCGCGAGGCGGTCGAGGCGATGATCTCCGCCGCAAAAAAAGAAATACGCCGGCCCGCCCGGACCAAGGCGAAGGCAGCGAAACCATCCGATCGCTGGGCCGTGTTGGTGGTGGCCGACACTCACCTCGCCAAGTACGCATGGCATAGGACGACCGGCGATCGCGACTACGACCTAAACATCGCTGAGCGTGTCGTCGGCCAGGCGGCCGATGAGCTGCTTGAAGTCGCGGCCCGCTACAAGCCCGCCCGGCTGACGGTTGCGCTGCTCGGCGACTTGTTTCATTACGACAACCCGGGTGGCAGTACCACAAGTGGTACACCGCTTGAGCGTGACGGCCGCCTGCAAAAAATGATCGAGGTCGGTTGGCGAACGCTGATCGGAATAGTCGAGAAAGCCGCGGACACTGCCGCCACCGACGTCACGATAGTCCCGGGCAATCACGACACGACCCTTACGTGGGCCTTTCACAGGATGCTGCTTGAGCGTTACGCCCGCGACAAGCGCGTGCTGGTGGATGAGGCGTATACCTCTCGCAAGTATGCGAGCAACGGACGGAACCTTCTCGGGTTCGCCCACGGCAACCATGCCAAAAAAAAATTGCCGCAGCTCATGGCGATCGAGTCGCCGCAGCAGTGGGCCGCCTGCCCCTACCGCGAGATTCATACCGGGCACCTGCATCACCAGGCGGCGGAGTGGTCCAGGCCGATTGAGACTATCGACGGGGTGCTGGTCCGTGTAGCGCCGTCGCTGGGTCCGGCTGACGATTATCACGCGGATCACGGCTGGGTTCATAACCGCCAGGCGATGGAGCTGTTCGTCTACTCCGGGGCCGGCGGCCTTGAGGCAATGCACGTTGCCGGCCCTCGGATCGGCGGCGGCCCGTGAATCTTGATCTCTTGCCGGATGACTACATCGAACAGGCCCGGCAGCGGGCCTACCGCTACCAAGGCCAATGGACCGGGACGGCCGGCTCGTTGGCCGCCGATTCCGCCCGCCTCCTGCTTGAAAGGAAACGACTCTTGGACGCCATTCGAAAACTGCTGCAGCAGCTTTACGCCGCATCTCCCTCGCTCCGGAAAGCGATCGACAGTCCGGGGTTCGACAGTATTTCGATAGACGAGCAACAGGCTGCGGATGCGTGGGACAGTGTTCGCCAGCGGCACGAGGATATGCACCGACGCATCCGCGAAACCCCGGAGCGAGTGCGCATCATTGGCCTGTCAGGCCGGGCGGGATCGGGCAAGACGACCGTGGCCGGCATGATCCCGGCGGCCGTCGTCATTCAACTGGCCGACCCTCTGTACGCGGCGCTCTCGACCATGCTCGGAGTGCCGGAGTCGATGCTTCGATCACCGGCCTACAAGGAACGGCCGTTCCTCGGGCTCGGCAAGTCCCCGCGGCAGATGATGCAAACCCTCGGCACCGAATGGGGTCGCGAGCTGATCGACCGCCATATCTGGATTCGTCTGCTTGAAAAACGGATCGAAACACTCCGGGCCCAAGGGGTGCGGACGATCGTTGTGGCTGACGTCCGCTTTGAGAACGAAGCCGACGCAATCCGCCGCATGGACGGCCAGGTGTGGAGGGTCCGCCGCGACGAGCCGGCAACGGCATCGGCGCACTCAAGCGAGTGCGGCGTGGGGCTTGAGGATGAGGAGCCGGAAATCGTCAACACGGGCACGCTCGACGATCTCCGCGAGCGCGTGCTCGAGGCCCTTGGTGTTCTCGCGTAGGTATGTGTATGCGCCAAGGCCGGTAGTGAACAAAGGTACAATAACGGCTAGGAGAATCTGCCGGTGATAAGGCGGGTAAACAGCCATCGGACGGAAGAAGAAACCTCGTTCCGTCATGGGAAGCGTGGCCGGGAGGCTATGGCCCCTGCCGGACAGGGCGACACGCTCAACTACCAGCCACCTAAGCAGACGGGGCTCGGTTGCATTACCTCGAGGCCCCGGCCAACGGTCACGTTTTGGGAATGTCTCGCCTACGAGTTGGGCGTCAACGTCACGCAGGCGAAACAAATGTGGGAACAGGGGCTCATCAAGTGACGATCGCACAGTCCTCCGTAGCCGCCGCTGACGGGCACGACGACCTCGCCGCACAGGTTGGCGCGTTCTTGTCCTCCGCGAAGGCGTCGGCCGCTGGCGGCATAACGTGGGCCGAATTTGGTTCTCTGCTTGTGGCGTTGCTCCGTCTTGTTGTCGGTGCCCTAGACGCGATGCCTCGGCTGTCCGGGCAAGAAAAGAAAGACGTCGCTCTGAGTGCGGTTGCATCGCTTTTCGACCTGGTGGCGATGAAGGCCGTCCCCCTGCCGGCGTTCGCCTTGTTCGTCGCCTGCCGCGGCCCCCTCCGGGCCGTGGTTCTCGCGCTGGCGTCCGGTGCTATCGATCAACTCGTACCCCTCGTGAGGCTTGCCAAATGATCGCCGTTTGTTTCCTGCTCGCGGCGGCTGCCGCCGTTGCGTTCTGGCCGATGCCCTCGGCTCGTCCGGCGTTTTCCCTGCCGGCCCCGGCCGCGGCGGTCACAAAGCCCGTCCACGTTACGTGTCGGGAGGCCCTTGAGCTGGTGGTCGAAATCCGCGAGCGGCTGCAGGCCACGGAAACCCTCGACGACAAGGCCAAGGCCGCGATCGAGACGTTGACGTTGTGCCTCGTGAACGGGAGCGACTTGCCATGAGGATCAAGGCCACGACCAGGTACATGATCGCGGCGGGCCTTGTGGCCGTCGCGCTGCTGACAATGCTCGCCATGTGGGAGCCGGCGGCCCCGGCCCCTCCCCCGCCCGGCCCGGGCGAGTTCTCCCTTCGCGGGAAATTCCAAGGCCCCTCGGCCTCAAGCGACGCCGTGGCGATTTCCGGATTGTGCGACGAGCTGGCTGAGATGCTGGCCTACGACGGCGCGAAGCCGGCCGGCGAGCAGCGGATTCGCACAGGGGCGTCGATCGAGGATTTGCGGGTGGCCGCACGCGAGGCCCGGATGCGTGGCGATTCGATCGGGGCCCGCCAGCCGAAGGCTCGGGAGGCGATTCAGCAATTCCTTGACCAGGCGGCCGGCACCGATGGTGGACCGCTGACGCCTGAGAAGCGGGCGGATTGGGTTGCGGCGTTCCGGGCAGTCGGGAGGGCGGCCGCCAATGCCTCGGAGTAGATATAGCCTCGGAGCGATCGCGTTCATCTGCTTTGCGGCCCTGCTCGGGACGCTGGTGCAGATTGTCACGCACCGCATGGTCACGCACCTCGAGGCAAATTTCGGTTATACGCCGAACCCGGAGGCCACCCGGGAGTTCCTGCAGCAGCTTGATCAGCCGACGTTTGCGGAAGCCGGCGAGGATGCGATCAAGCAGGCTAAGGGCGTCGACACGTTTTTGTATCGGTTCACCGACAAGGCTCATCAATCCGTCTACGGTGTGCCGTGGCAGTGTCTTGACCAAGGGCAGGCGGGGACGTGCGTGTCGTTCGCGTTCAGCTTGGGAGCCCGCACGGGGCAGGCCACGGATTGGGCGATCGGCCGGTTGCCAATGCC